GTTGTGATTGGAAATTGATTTAATCTTGTTTCTTTACCCTCACCAAATTTCTTCAGATAATCGTAAAACACAGTACCATATCGTTTTGTGGTTAAGTCGTGAGTAACAAGTTTAGAAGCATATGTTCCATGTCTAATACGATCAATGTAATCAAACCCTGTTGGAACAGACAACTCTAAAATCTTTGAAAAATCTCGTTCAAGAACACGAGTTGACCCACCCAATTTGTTAATATCGTCATGAGTAGTTCCACTTTTAAATGTCTGATATACTGGCAGATCATTAAGATAATCTAAAGAAACGAAATTGTATCCTTTTCTATTTTCAAAAAACAAATAAGTAGAACTGTTATTTGGATTTTGAGCATGCTCAGTCGCATATTTAATAGATTTTGTTGGTGGCCAAAAATTTGAAATAAATTTAATACTGTTTTTGGTTTCTTCAAGGATAAGTTGTTTATCGCTGTTCAGGTATGCAGTATCTTTTACAATTTTAGCAACAATCTCAGAAACTTTTCCAGAAAATGCTTTACTTGGTGCAACATTTAAATCGGTAACCGCATCTGCTGTAATAAAATGAATTTGATATCCAACAGCTTTCTCACCAAAATATTCTCGTTCTGTTAATTTGTAAATATAAAATCGTTGATCAATAACCCCATCAGATTTTAATGATTTGTCAAATGTTGGAGTATAAACACGCAGATCTAGATATTCTTGCCCAGTAAATGGTAAAGAGTTTATTAAATCCAATGAGTCTTTAATAATCAATGTTCCAGTAATAAAAGGGCTGAACAAATCTTCAAAAATTTGAAGAGTAATTACCTGATTTTTAATATCAAAAAATGTGTTGTTTGCCAGAGAAGTTATTTGAACTTTCTCTAAACTTACATCACCAGCTACCCTTAATTCTGCTGACGAGGGATTATCAAATTCGGTTTCTGTTGCCATTATGAGAACATTTGTTGATATTGTTTAGCCAATATATCTAATACATTTTTAGACACGATTTTAATTCTGCGTTTCGATTCATTAACAGAAACTTCATAGTCGTAATTTGATACAGGCACAGCTCCAGATGCAGTTTGGTTTACAATATATCCATTTGAATCAACATAGTGATGAACCGCTGCAGCTGTAACAGTAGCAATAATAGTTAATGTTCCACCACCAATACCATGGACACCACTTGTTATAAAAGAAATTGTATTTAATGTTGTGCTAGAAATAGTAAAAGTTCCATTTGGTGGATGATCTCCAGTCGCACCTTCAACAATAATACTAGTACCAACTGGAAGTCCATGAGATGGAATGGTAATTGTTACAACATTTTGTGTATTTGCTTGGTTTGTTGTATAAGACCAAATTGATGTTGTAAAGGTATATGTTTTAGTATATTTTTGGGCAATATACTTATCAAGCTGAGTAAATGTTAATGGTAAATCAGAACGATAATCGTAGATATTATTTAACAACATTAAAAGCCAATGATAGTTTGGAGTTCCATAAACTTTTGTGGAAATAATCTCCATTGTCTCACCATCAATAATATCATAATAATCATAAACAGTGACATTTTCTAATACTTGTTGTATAATACGAACATTTGTTGTTATGTCTTTAAGAACTTTAAGATATGGCTGACCATTCTTATCAATAAACTCATAATACAAATTTGGCATTGTGTTAAAGTACATATTAGAATCCGTCCTGAATTTCTTGTTTTGTAAGGATAGAAAGTTCCTTGAATGTCAGCTTAACATCAATCTGAGTAGGCATACCATTGTCGAATGTATTTAACATACCATTTGGTGTATAATTTACATCCATATTGCATAAAACCGAAGAAGTATGTCTATGTAAGTTTAAATTCTCAACTCCATTGTTGTAGTAGTAAACATCAAACTCTGATGGATAAATGAATACAAAATTATTTGCATCTTTATATTCAGGATGCATATGGACTTTAAATTCTTTAATGATGTTTAATACATCTTGCGCTTCATTTGGATTTCTTGGGAAAAACTTATAACTAAAAGTAAATGTTCTAAAATCTACAGACTTGAACAAATTTTCTTTCTTTGGATTTGCTGCGATACCAGAAGCTGCTGAAAGGGCTGCTCCTTGTGGACCTTTCGACAATGCTAAACTTGTGAGGATAGCACTAGTAGCACCCATACCATTTTTAGTTCCATCTTGAGCGAACGCTTTACCCATTTCTTTAGAAGCAGTTGCACCCATTTGAAACATTGCTGTATCTTCAGCATCCCACTGAGTATTATAGCTGATACTTAATTCATTTGGAACATGCAGTGCGATTGCTTTTTGTAATCTTTTCTGTTGACGACCCATTTTTCCACCAACAGCATTAGCAACTGTCAAAGCAGTTGCGCCACCTGGAACTGCTCCGAGAGCGCCACCTTTTAATGCTCCCTTTGCTACATTAACGATACCCTTAGCATATTGGGATGCACCACCTGCAACAGCACCACCAACTGCCAATGGAGCAGCAGCACCTACTGTTGTTTGAGCAGTATTAAAGTTTTGAGAAGCCAAGTCTCCACGAAGTCTTGCTGGAACAAGTTTTGGATCTACAGTTGGTTCTTTGTTTACAGCGAAAATTCTTGAATCTTCAGCTACATTGATGTAGAAAATAACATAATTTCCACCATACACAGAATTATTTGAGTACAAATCAGATGGATACTGATATTGACTAATATTATACTGTGTTGGTGTAAAGGAAGTAGCTGCTCCTCTTTGTGGATTTAAACTTGAGGAAGCTACTGTAGTGGTATTATCTGCCATGGTTTTCTCTAAATATGAGTATTAGACTCTATTCGTATATTTATGTTCCATAAGAGGAAGTTTACACCAACTAATCCACAAAAATACTCTGGGGATCCAACCAATATTATAATGAGATCTTCTTGGGAAACAAGGTTTGCCAACTGGTGTGATGTTAATCCAAGCGTAGTTAAGTGGATTTCTGAAGAAACAATTATCCCATACAGATGTGGAACGGATAATCGTATTCATCGATATTATGTCGATTTTCAGATTCAAATTAAAGACAAAGCTGGAACCATAAAAACATATTTGGTTGAAATTAAGCCAGCCAAACAGACTGTTCCACCTGTCTATCCTGGAAGACAAACTCAAAGGTATATTAAAGAATCTTTTGACTACATTAAAAATCAATCCAAATGGACAGCAGCTAAAGCATATGCAAAAGATCGTGGATGGGAGTTTATTATACTCACAGAACATGAATTAGGACTATAAATATACTTATGGCTAAATCAGAATTACAAGACATCTATGACAAATATCGCTTTGACAAGTCGATAGCGAAAAAGTCACAGCTGTGGTTCGACCAACAAGTTCTCCTTTTAAGTAAAAAACGAATTACTCCTAACATGATCATTAATAATGATCCAAAAGATGTTAAGAGCGCAAATGCGTTGATGCCTGGAAAGTTGTACATGTACTACTACAATCCAAAATTAAAAAACGAACTACCATACTATGATAGATTTCCTCTAGTTTTCCCATTTAGAAAACTTGAAGATGGCTGGCTTGGTTTGAACATGCATTATCTTCCACACAGATTAAGACTTGTTCTTATGGATCGTTTGTTGATGTTTGCGAACAACGACAAGTGGAACGCATCAACAAAATTAAAGTTTTCATGGCATTTAATTGATGGAGTAGCGAAATTTAACTTAGCAAAGCCATGTGTAAAAAGATATCTAACAAGTCATGTTATGTCGCCACTGGTTAATGTTCAATCTGCCGATTGGGCTACCGCAATGATGTTACCAGTTGAGAGATTTGTTGGAGCAAGTAAAGAACAAGTTTGGGCAGAATCTAAAATTAGGATCAAGCAATGAACATAAGCGACTTCGTGTCACAAATGAATTTGGGTATGGCTAGAACGAACAGATTTTCTGTTCTTATGGCTGTTCCTGCTGGCTACCAAAGTAGCAGTCCAAATCCACCATTAAAATCATTTCAACAGTTGTTAATGTTCTGCGATCAGGTTCAACTTCCTGGAATTACAGTTAATACAGCACCAGTTAGAATTTTTGGTGAAGTTAGAGAAACTCCTACTGAGTTTAACTACGAACCTCTACAAATGTCTTTCTATGTAGATAATTCGATGGAAGTTAAACAATATTTTGATGACTGGGCAAAGTTAATTCAAAATGGCGATGCAAGAACTCAAAGATACTATGATGAATATATTTGTCCACAAATGCAGATTCTAGTTCAAGATACATTAGACAATAACAGAATGATGGTTGAGTTATACGAATGTTACCCAAAATCAGTTGGAGCAGTTCAATTAGACTGGGCGAATAAAGATATAATGAAACTTTCAGTAACTATGCAGTACAAATATTGGAAAGAGATGACTCTTGTTCCAAATAATGGATCATTAGCATCGGCGAAT